CGACTACTACTGGGCTTTCTTCGGCATCAGTAGATATTAGTACCGCCGCCACTACCGCCGCGGATTTTCATCTTCGGATAATGGGATGGGAAGACAATCCTGAGAATTTGGATTTCACGGCTGCGGGCGTGGGAGTGATTGTTCGTTTGAATAATCACTTTAGTGCTCCAAATGGTTCTGCTAACGCTGGCACGACCATTTCAACCACCGGCATATAGGGGATTGAGCAATGGCTATTTCAAGAGCTCAACTAGCTAAAGAGCTAGAGCCTGGTCTCAACGCCCTCTTTGGACTTGAGTATGCCAGGTATGATAATGAAGCTGCCGAGATTTATGAAACCGAATCCTCAGAACGTGCATTTGAGGAAGAGGTGATGCTTTCCGGTTTTGGCTCCGCGCCAGTTAAATCGGAAGGATCGGCAATTTCCTTTGATGATGCACAAGAGGCGTATACCGCCCGGTATACGATGGAGACTATCGCGCTTGCCTTCTCGATTACGGAAGAGGCAATCGAGGATAACCTCTATGATCGTTTGGCTTCCCGTTACACGAAAGCTTTGGCCCGTAGCATGTCTAACACCAAACAGGTGAAAGGCGCTGCTACTCTTAACAACGCTTTCGACAGTAACTTCGTGGGTGGCGACGGTCTGGAGTTGTGCTCCACGGCTCACGTGTTGGTTAACGGAAACACCTTCCGTAACGAACCCAGCACCGCAGCTGACCTCAACGAAACCAGCCTCGAGAACGGTCTTATCGACATTGCGGCTTTTGTCGATGAGCGGGGTCTCAAGGTTTCAGTTCGTGGCACGAAGATGGTTGTTCCTGCTGCACTTCAGTTCGTAGCGGATCGTCTTCTGGAATCCACACTTCGTCCGGGAACAGCGGATAATGATGTAAACGCTGTGCGGAACATGGGTATGCTTCCGCAGGGTTATGTCGTTAATCACTATCTCACGGACACGGATGCATGGTTCCTTAAAACGGATACCCCACGTGGGTTTGTCCATTTTGAGCGTCTTGCCATGTCTACGAAGATGGAAGGTGACTTCGATACAGGCAACGTCAGGTTCAAAGCCCGTGAGCGTTACAGCTTTGGGTATTCAGATCCTCGTTGCGTATATGGATCACCGGGTGCTTAAGGTTAATGGGAGAGGGTACGCTCTCTCCCATTCCTTTTCTGGGAGATCTTAGCCCTAGCGACTGGCCCAGCAGACGCTTACGAAGACTCTAGGGCGAAACCTTTCGTAAGGAGGTACTTATGGGTACTACACGTTTTTCAGGACCAGTGGCATATAGCGGTGGGGCAACCCAAAACGCTAGCGGCCCGTGGTTCACTAATCTGCCAATTCAATCCAATCCTGATTATGTTTTCCAGTATGAAGATTTTATTGGGATTGCGGTGGATGGCACTAATGATTGGACCTATCAACAACTTACCAGTGGTACAGGTGCTATTTTAGCTGACGCCATTGGTGGATGGTATGAGATTGCCGGTACTGGATCAGATAACACGGGCGCTGCTATTCAAGGCAACGAAATATGGCAACCTGAAGCTAGTAAAGCAATATTCTTTGAAACCCGTATCGTTACAACAGATGCGGATCAGATGGATATTTTTGTTGGTCTTTGTGAGAATGCCACATTGAGTGTAACGGTTCCTTTTACTACCAATAATCAAATCGGCTTTCTCGTTGTTGACGAAGCAGCAGATATTTACGCTGTTACTGACAATGGCGGGACTGAAACCAAAACCGATACGGGCATTGATTTTGCTGATGGTTCCGTTTCTGGAGGCACAATTAGCGGTGATCGACGGCTGGGCTTCATTGTTCGTGGTACTGGACAGGTGGAATTTTATGTTGATCGTGTGTTGGTCACAACAACGGTTTCAACTACATCTATCCCAACTTCTCAAATGACTACATGGTTGGCTGCGGTGGCTGGTGAAGCTGCGGCTAATAAGGTTGATTGTGACTATCTCTTGACGGTAGCACAGCGCACCACGGATGGTATGACCCAATACGACAAGCAACCATAAAGGTGAGACATGGCAAAATCTAAAGCTACAGAAACCACGTCTCCTTCTGAGAAAAAGGCGTCTCCAAAGAAAGCTGTGGTTAAGCCTGTTCCTGGAAGTGCTTTGCACAAATCAATGGTGCTTCGTGGGTTGATAAAAGAATAGGATCAGATCTATGGCTGATGTTTTTACTGAAAAAGTCATCGAGGATGGTCCCCGCAAATTTGTTAAGTCTTTTGCGTATACCTACGTGGATAGTGGCCAGACTGCGGCTATGGCAATAGACGTTTCTGGGCTATCTACTCTTCAGGATGGAACGGCTTGTACCGGAGTTAAGATCACTAAAATCTGGTTTAGCACGATTGGGCTTTCCGTAAAAATTTTATGGGATGCAAGCACAGATACATTAGTGACTGAACTCCCCTCTGGCTATCAAGGCGACTTTGACTTCTCTTCCTTTGGGGGTTTAGTGAACAGTGCCACAAGTCCTACTGGGGATATTAGGTTCACCACTGTTGGGGCTGGTTCTGCCGATACCTATACGGTTGTCCTGGAATGCATTAAGGAGTACTAACTCCGATGGCTACTTCTGGATCAGTTGATTTCAATCTAGATATGGCTGATGTCATCGAGGAAGCTTTCGAAAGGTGCGGCCTAGAACTTCGTACTGGATATGATGCGAGAACTTCGAGACGATCCTTAAATCTCCTGTTTGCCGAATGGGCTAACAGGGGGCTTAACCTGTGGACCGTTGAGCAAATCACACAAACGTTTGCTAATCTATCCACATCGTCAGCAGTTGTTACCTATCCTATTGGGACGATTACCCTAGCGGTGGCTGATTCTTCCGGTTTTTCTGTAGGAGAAACCATTACAGGAGGGACGAGTACAGCTACCGCTAGTGTGATTACGAAGCCAGACGGCACGTCCATGACGATTACTGTCCCAGTAGGCACGTTCAGCGCAGCTGAAACCATTACGGGTTCTACCAGTGCAGCTACCACCACAGTTTCGTCTACCCCTAGTCTATCGGATGTGCAGGCAACCGTGGATATGCTGGAAGCTGTCATAAGACGTTCCGGCACCGATATCAGTATCAGTCGGTTGGGGCGTGAGGACTATCTTAATATTCCTGATAAGACTACGCAGGGACGGCCAACTCAGTTTTACGTGGACCGATTGATCACTCCGACTCTTACGGTTTGGCCCGCTCCGGAGAACTCAACGGACCAGATGATCTACTACAGAGTCAAGCGTATGGATGATACTGACGCATCTATCGATAACGCTGATCTGCCGTTTCGCTTCTTACCTGCATTGGTGTCTGGTCTGGCCTACTACCTAGCGGTTAAGAAATCTCCAGATCGAATTGGCATGTTGAAAGATTTGTACGAAGAAGAGTTCTACAGAGCGGCCTCTGAAGATGGAGAAAGGGTTCCTCTGCGTCTTGTTCCTACCTACACTTCTCTGAGTGTGACCTAATGGCCAGATATGCTTCTCCCAGACATGCGTTAGGAATTTCAGATCGTACTGGAAGAGCCTATAAGCTTACCAATATGAGGCTGGAATGGAACAAGCTCTTGGTAGGTAAGGATGAGTTTGAAGCCAAGCAGCCGCAGTTGTATCCCCGGCACGTGAAGCCAGATCCTCAAGCCTTAAGAGTCAGCAGACCAGATCGTACTGAACCTGCCGTAGAGGTGTTGTTGGCCTTTAACCCTTTTACCTCTGGAGCGGCCGGCACTACGGTGATTACCGTAACGGAACCAGGTCATAATCGAGAAACAGGGGATACAGTACTATTTAGGAATGCTAGCGGTATTTTTGGACGCGATTCCGCTGGTGCGGACGGCTTTTTTCCTGCGACCATAAATTACGCCACTGGATATTCTGTAACAAAGGTGGATTCTTCTCAGTACACCTTTGATGTCAGTGATAGTGGGTCATCAGAAGTTTCTGGTGTGGTAGCAAGAGGGGGCGGTGGAGATGCTTCTGCCGGCCCTATAACGGTAATTCCTTAAAATGGCTTTTACATTCACAACGTTAAAAACAGCGATTCAGGACTATACTCAGAATTCGGAGACGACTTTTAATAGTCAGTTGTCCCGTTTCATTATCAATGCTGAAGAACGCATTTTCAAAGAGTGCCAGCTGGATAATTTTCGGCAGTACTCTCAAGGAACATCAACGCAAGACAATAAATTTTTAAGCAAGCCGTCTGATTTTTTGGCGCCGTTCTCTTTGAGTGTTATCAGTGCCTCCAAGAATGAATTCCTACTTTATAAGCACACCACGTTTTTACAGGACTATACTCCTAATCCCGTTACCACAGGCCTTCCCTTGTATTATGCGGATTGGGACAACACCACCTTTCTAATGGCGCCTACGCCTGATGATAATTACACCATGGAGATTCATTATTATTATAGGCCCGTATCTATTACGAGCGCCGCTGATGGGACAAGCTGGTTAGGAACGAATGCCGAGCTCGCCATGCTTTATGGAAGCTTGGTGGAAGCATACACCTTCATGAAAGGTGAAAAAGAGCTACTGGATTTTTATAACGCCCGGTTTATGGAATCTCTCCAGTGGCTGAAGAATCTGGGTGAAGCGCGTAACACTCGAGATCAGTATCGCTGGGATCGGTTGCGTAGAGAAGTGGCCTGATGTTCGATGCTGACGCACAGAATGGTATAGGAGAAGTACAGATCTTCACGTCCACGGACGGAGGTCATAGCGTAGATCAACTGGCTGAAATGGCATTGAATAAAATCA